TAATAACACTCTGAAAGTGTTTTCATTATTATTCTTTTCAGAGGGTCAATTGTTTGTTTTTTACTTGGTGCCGGAATAATAATATCCTCACCCGGCTCAATACGAGTTACAGGTGTTGGTGTTGGTTCAGGTTTTTTTGGTTCAGGTGATTCAACGTAATCAAATGTCACGCTTGATTGTCGACAGAAAAACGCAATTGGTGCGTGTATCTTTAAACCTTTAATTGTTACGAACTCTTTACCTAAACAATTAGTATCAGGTCCCGGTCCTGTAAATTTTTCACCATAGTTAACAGTAGCAATAACTACTTTATTGTTATTACCCTCATAACCAAAATCACTTAGTTTAAATTCTCTTCTAATTTTAATCGGTTGACCCTTTTCAATTAATACCTTATTTACACCTTCATCTTTTGTTTCTGATGCATTTATTGATTTAACCCAAACACTATCCAATTTTGGTTTTGTGTTACCATCTTTTGATATTCTATTGAAAAAATCATTAATAATACTTGAGCTTCTTCTCAGAGCCAACTTTTCATTATACAATTCACTAGCAACAGAAGAACACGAAGATTCTACAGTTAAATAAATTGTTTGAATTGTGTTCCCACTAATTTTTTCTTTTAGTGTGTTTGTTGTGCCGGTATATCCCTCAAATTCAGATTTTGCTTTGTCAAAGTAATTTCCTAATTGGGTTTTTTGTGCATCTATTGATGTGGTATTAACAACCGCGTTTGGGTCACCGAAAACATAACTTTTTTCTTTTTTGATTTGTTCCGTTACAGGAGCAGAACCTAAACTTGTTAAATTATCACCTAACTTCGATTTGTGGTCATCTTTTTTACCAATAAATGCGTTATATAAATCGGTATAAGGTGTACTAACATATAATGACTGTAAATTTGGACCCGGATAATCGTTATCGTATTTTAAAACATACTTGATTGGTCCTTTTTTATTACCTTTATTTTGTTCACTACCATCACCGTCCCCTTCACTTTTTTGTACAACGGGGTCAATAATGGTTTTATATGTTTTTATTACTTGAGGGTCTTTTCCTTTTTCAAGATATGTTTGAATTAATCTAATATCATCAGAATCTAAGTATGTATATCTTCTAATAAGTGAATAGAAATCTATCTCCTCACAACCAGCAAAGAAAGCGTTGATGTAATTCTCAGCTTCTTCGTCACTCATGTTTCTAAAGTGTTCCCTTACTAATAAGTTTAAAACACTTGGGTGGTCAACAACAACTTTAAATGATAATTGACCTGTTCTTGTTGTGTCTTGATATGTGTAAATTGGTTCAGTACGACCCAAGAAAGTGTTATCCGACCATCTTGCAGAGTTTTGTTCACTGATTTTTAAATCATATGGTGGGAACCACATAACACGACCCCCATTCGGACCTCTTTCACAATAAGGTAAATCATTGTACGTGAAACCCGGAGTATTTGATGTTTTCCAAGCTAAATTCTCAATTGAGAACATGTACTTTTTAGCATAAAACCCATCACCCTTTTTAAATATGTTTGTTGAGAATCCTTCAAATTCTCTGTCGCCATTTGACATTGGTGCAATGTTAAGATTCCAAGGGGTTGACATCACACTATCATCGAACTTACGGATATTACCTGTTCTTTTCATAGTGTCAGAATAGTTCATATATGCTCTATCCTTTGTCCATACTCTACAATACTCAATACCCGTAGTTTCATTTGTATACTTGTCGATATATTGAATTGCGGAACCTCTCGATATCATCGACTCCCCTTCTCTAAAAACTCTGCTTGTTTGGTCAATAGCATTACCCACGTGAGTTCTTGATGCTAAACCATCTTTTGGCATCGAATCAAGTAATTCTTGTGTTTTACCTAATATTGAATCTTCTCTAAATCCGTATTTTGTTGAGAGTGAATCGTTTAATTGTGTGGATTCTTGAGCCCATTCTTCGTTATATAAACCTAATTCATTTCTTGAGTTTGGACTAATCCATGTTAATTTTCCACCGATACTTCCTCCCTCAGTTAGATTTTTTCTTCTTTCGAATAGTTCTGCAGAAATAGGGTCAAACATCAAACTCAAATAGTAGTTACTTTTTACGGTATTACCATTAAAATCTGACATGGTATATTTTACATCTTCACTTCTATCATCACCGATGTACGCAACACCTTTAGGTGCTTCCATACCCAATACATTTTTAACTCCTTGTGCCACACTATTAACGAAGTTGAATACTTTGGATGATTGTTGTGACCTTGCAGTTGTTGTATAATTCGGGGCATATTTTGAATATGAAAGGTTGTCATATAGTCTTTGTTTCTGACCTTCTCCCATGTATTCAATCATTAAGTCAGAAGGTTTTCTTGATAATTTTGGTCTTCTTTGAATACCAATTAACGAACCTAATGCCCCTGTAATATCTTGTAGTATTGCTCCCGCTTCAGTTCTTGGTGTTGGTCTGTTTTCAATGGGGTTTGCGGGATTACTTAAATAATCACCCGGAATTTCACTAAACGGAAATTCGATTCCAGCAACAGTTTGTAAGAAATCGACACCTTTACCTAAAAGAGATTTAGCAACTGTAATTTTATAATTCTTTTCAACTAATGGTTCTCTACCTGTAACAAGATTAATCGCAGTAGCTAAATTACCGTCTAACGCGTCCGCCAATCTAACACGACCTAATGTTGCCGATGTTAAATTTTGAGTGATTCTTGCTAAAACAGGTCCTTGTTTATTCTCACGAATATTCTGTGCCGCAAATCTCATTAACCTCGAATCATTATCGAAGTTTTGTCCCGCCATAATTCCAATTAAACCCGTAGTTACAGGTGTAAATGAATTAATATATCCAGAATAAATTACTCCATTATTACCAATCTGTAAATTTAAGTTTGATAAAAATGTAATTTCCTTAAAAACGTCTGGTTGGAATAAATTTAAGCCAAAACTATTACCATATGATGCCGCCCAAGATGTTTTTACGTCTCCGGGGTCTACATTTGACAGATTACTTAGATTTTGAACCGCATAATTTGCACTTGTAAATGTTTGTGGACCATTAGGTCTTTGTAGGGTTTTTGAAATCAAAAAATCCCTAAAGGTTGCGGTTGTATTAAAATCTAAATAAGTCGGCATTTATGTTTTTCTATATAAATAGATTTTTATTTATTTTATTATTGTGTTGTATATTCACCAAGAAGTGTCTGCTTTATATTATCTTGGAAGACAGGGTCGCTGTAAAGACCTCTAGCTAAATTATCCTGAGTTACGTCTCCAGCTTTAACCTCCAACACAATTTTCTTTTCAGCAGGTTGTGATGAAGTTGGTTGACCGTTCTGAAGTCCCATATCTTTTCTAAGGTAATCATCGGCAGTTTTACTCATTTCAGAACCTTTGATTCTATCTAATTCCGCTGTAAACTTGTTTCCCTTTTTATCATCACCTCCACTTAAATATGAACTGACATCATTAATATATTTGTCAACATTTGATAGTGGTTGTCTGGTTGCCCTAGCAAATTCAACTTTTAACATGGTAGAAATTTCAGATACGGTTAATGCCAAATTCTGTGTTGCGGTATACTGTTCTTTAGCCATTTCCTCGGGTGACAATTTTTCAAAATACTTTTGGTTTTCTAAAATGGCGTCTGCTTGACTTTGACTTAAATCTTCTAATGCAACTCTTGACTCATCCAATCCTAATTTTTTGGCTAATGATTCAGGAACGTCAATTACCATTGACCCACCTTCCATTCTTGAGATGTTAGTTAAAAATTCTTTTTCTTTATCGTCTATTTGTAAACCCGATGTAAGTAATGCACTTGCAGCCGATGACCTCTCAGCCGCGGCAACGGCACCTTTAGCGAGTTCCTGATATGAGATACCAAGTTCTGCCGCCATCGCTTTGGCTTTTCTAAGGTTAACTCCTGTTATTTCAAATCTACCTTGTTCTTCATTATATGTCGCCAATGAACCGGCAACTCCAATTAATGCATCTTGTAATCCTTCAACATCATTTGTTGCCATATACATTAATTTAAGTGGGTCATTAAAATCACCAATAGCACCACCGATTGCTTGTAATTCAGCAGATAAAGCAATTGCTTTATCGGGGTCCATCATATCATCGGCCACTTTAAATGCAGTTTCCATACTCATTCTGAATTCAACTGCTTTTTGGACCATTCTTGTTAATCCCTGAACACCATTTTGGAAACCATATTCATTAATTTTTGATAAATTTTTGTTGGTTTCTGCAACAACGGTTTTTGCTCGTAACCCTAACTCAGCGGATGATTTACCTGCGTTATTTATTTTTTCCAACGCATCTGACGCACCAATACCAACCTCTTCAAAATTTCTAAATATGCCCGCCATATCTTGGAGGTCACCTACAAATGCTCTTGACGTGACCGCCATATCACTCATCGTTTTACTATTCATTAAAGAAAAACGACCAGTCTGTTCCATTGTTTCGACTACGGTTTTTTTCAAATCGTCAAAACCATAACCCATCCTAACTACACCCGGGAGTGCGTCAAAAATTTCGTTTCGATAATCTCTTGATAAATCTCCCGCCATTCCGATTTGGGAATTAATTGTATTCCTCAAATCCACTTCTTTAGTTAATATATCCTGAGCTCCGGACATTGCCGAAGTAAGAAGCTGACCCCCTAAATTTTTAATACCTCCGACTATTGACCCATCTTTACCGAAAAATCCCGAAGCAACACTTTGTATTGTTTCAGCAATTTTACTTGGTTGGATGATATCCGATGTGCTATTATATGATGAAACGTTTTGACCTAAATCTTGTATATTATAAAATCCCGCACCTTTAAGTGTTGATGTTTGTTGTGGGGCTGTCGGTTCTTTTTTGTTGTAAAAATTCCAATAACTATCGACCTGACCCATCAATGATGGGTTTTGTTTAACGGCAGTTGAATTTATAAAGAGGTTTTTAAACTCACTATATGATAAACCACTTCTAAATTTACTAATTTCTTCGTTAATTGTCATACCTATAAATACTATTTGGGGCTATTTTCTAATTCAATAAGATAACTAACATAATACCTTCGTAAATAGACCGGCATAGTAAGAATATCCCCATAGGAGAATCCTCTTTTAACCAAGTATAACATTTCGTCTAACTGACCTTTCTTATAATCCGTAGAAAGGGCGAAAAAACTCGACCCCAAACCCAATTTCAACTTGGATTTCGTCTCCTGACGGGGTCTTTACGTTTTTTGATAGATTTAATGAAGGTTTATGTTCTTTGATGAATTTTCTAAAGTCTTGGGAATCTTTAATTGGTAATTTTTCAATGAAGTTTCTAATATTCATCATATCTCTATTACCCGCAACGGATTTAATCATCATCTCTAATTGTTTCGTAACAATAGGTGCAACTCCATTACCATTCCAACTCTTTTCAATCTCGTCGATTTCCTTTTGTTGTTTTTTTGACAAAAATTTAAAAGTAATATCAACATTTGTTTTACCCATTGTATAACCAAATTCACCCATTGAGTCGGGTTCGAGAGTAAAATCTTTAAATGACACTTCACTTAAATCTAATGTTGCCGAGAATTCTTTATCGGTTTTTGGGTCCGTCAAATGTATGTTGTATTCTGAACCGAAAGCTGTGTTTCGAAGAAAGATTAAAACCGCTTGTTTGTCTTCATCAACCAATTCATCAATACTAAAATCTTTATCTAAAATCTTTCTTTTTAAAAGTTCGTCAATTACTGTATTTGTGGCAATTAAATTTTGCGCAGATAAAATATTTTCATCCGATGCCGTCAAATAAGCAACTCTCAAAGATTTTTTCCCTGTTTGGTAATGAATACCTCTTGAAGGTAATTCTACAACATCATATGCGATTGTTGGGTCTACTCTAAATTCTTCCATAATTGTTTTGTTATATAACTACGTTAATTTAAGGAATTTTTTTAAAAAAGTAAAGGTCTCCCTTGTGAGGAGACCTTCATATTGACAGATTCTATGTTTATTACTATTAGTATACTTGGATACATCTGTCCATTCTCAATGAACATGTGATAGTTGCGATATCATCTCTTGAATAATCAAGTTCGTTGAAGTTCAAGTCGGTGATAAACGTACCTTGAAGAATCCATTTTTCAACTACTACACCCGTTGGGTCTAGCATCTCCAATTCAATATCTTTCTTATAACCCGCAGCATAACCCATACGACCTGTAACAGATTCTGCATGTAGACGGAACCACTCCATTAATGCTTGTGATGCTGAAGGACCGATTGGGTCTTTGAAGGTAACTCTTAATTCGTTCCATTCGAATCTACCAGCAACATATGTTGAAGTGTTGATAAATGGAATAGCAACTGAGTTAATCTTTGCACTTGGTCTAGCCGCTGATGATACATACCATTCGTTGAT